CAGATATCAATTTAGCGGAAAAACGTAGGTATCGTTGTGTGGCTGAATATTTAATTAGACAAGGTGAATTAACAAAACTACGAGACGAAGAAGGTAAGCTTATAAAAAAAATTGGAAACATGCAAAAAGCTGTAGTCCTTTATCAACCCCTTCCTAAATTATTAGAAACTTTAAAAAAATCAAAATTAGATGATCTAATTAAATCGATTCCTAAAGACCAGAGTGAAAAAAAGCCTAAAAATTGATAGACTAAAGTATCGGATTAAAACTATGACAAACAGACGAAATCAACTTCTATTGAAATTGTTTAAGAACACAACAGGAGAAACTGAGGATAAACTTCTTCAATTATCAATCGAACGTGTATTAGCTGATCAATTAGAATATTTTAAAAAATTCTATAGCAACGAAGGGCCAGGAGTAATTGTCTTTCGACCTGATTTCCCTGAGAAAGAACAGATGGAATACGTAAGCGTAAACAGGTTAATAAACATTTTGGAGAAAGCAAAAGAGGCTGGACAAAACTGTGAAATCATAAGTAAAGCTATAAACATGGCAGAAGCAGTTGATGGGGAAAAAGAAGGCTTATTCATAATTGAAGATGAAAAAGATACACAATTATTTCGTATAAACCCAGAAAGAATGGTAGGTTCACTCCTTTGATTTGAGAAAAGGAAAAAAATCTTGGGCTGAATTTAGAAGATCCCTTGGTTCAATAAATCATATACATCAAGATTGGTTGACCCCAGTGGAATACCTTCCTTATATTTATGCCCTGTTAGGTTCAATAGATCTTGATCCTTGCTCCACTCACATGGCAAATGCTGAGTTTCTTAAAGCACGTAAGATATATACATTAGAAGAGGATGGTCTTAATACAGATGAATCGTGGACAGGTAAAACATATTTATTTCCTCCTACCTATGGTCGTTGCTCCTATAGCCAAAAAAGAGGTACATGGAGATGGGGTAAGAAAGCAGGGGCAAAATCAATGGCTCCATCAATCGCATGGTTTAAACGATTAGTCAGAGAGTGGAAACTAAGAAATATACCTGAAGCACTTTTTTATACTATTTATCCCGAAATGATGAGGATACATCCTGAAATGTGGAATTATCCCGTATGTATACCAGAAAAAAGAGCAAACTTAATGCATGGAAGAGACTTCTATAGATTCAAAGTCCCTATGTATTGGGGTTATTTTATTTATCTACCAAAATTAGAGTATGGTTTTAATCAAATAGATGAATTTGTGGATATTTTTTCAAACGTAGGCAACGTAATAGTCAATCAATAACTGGTCTTGGAAAATTTTGATCTCGTAATCCTTCTATATAACGTCCTAGAAAATCAAGTCCAGTATTGTTATCTACTGTGTGACGATGTCCACGTAGACCTTTATATCTTTCGTCAACAGTATAATCTTGGCTAAGCTTAGGAATCATAGGTACATTCTATTGGATAAAAACATGACAGAAACTCAATTGGAGATTGCAAAAATATGTGACGACGTTAAAGAACTTCTTCTATATAAAAATCTAAAGTATGGTAATTCAGCTTTAGATCCTATAAGAGTATTCAGTCGTTCAGACACTACAGAACAATTACTAGTAAGGATTGATGACAAACTTAACAGAATAAAGCATGGTGAAAATATCCTTTATGATGATGAAGATGTCATTCAAGATCTAATTGGTTATTTAATTCTTCTAAAAATCTCATTAAACAAAACCCGTGAAACAAATGAATTATGATCAAATTATCGAAGGCTATACTCCTGAACTGCAATTATTAGATGCTATAGATCTTTTGAAGCACTACCACCCCGATGCGGCGGAGATCCTAGACCTTTGGGCTTCTCAGACCAGTAACGATAAAAACGACGTAGAACCTCTCCAGAAGGGTCCCACTGGTTAAATTTACGTTCTAAATATTCAATTGCTTTAATCTGCTCACGAGTGCCTTTATAAGTCTCCATTAAATTTAAAAGACAATATTTAACTTCACATTTATGTGGTACTAAGGTAGGTATTTCTTTATCAGCAGAAAAATATAAATCTAGTTCAGTTCGACGCCTATCCCTTATAGCTTCACCACCAGACAACCAATATCTGTTCATATAAGGACTCCATTCCCTTATGATTTCATTTTTCGCTGCATAATTGTTTATTAAAGATAACAATCGACATTCTTTAAAAGCAGGTAATCCAAGACTATGGGCGAAGCTTAAAAGAGCAGCCCTTCTATTTTTATTAGTTTGTACTAAAACATACTGAGAAACCTGTTGAGAGAAAATCTTTAAATCTTCTATCAGTTGTTCTTCTATTTCTTCTTGAAGTACTTTATCCCGAGCTCCTATAGCTCTTCCTTTAAGTGTCTTGCTTTCATATCCTATTCTCCAAATGCTCTCGCCAAAGTTCTTATATGCTGCATACATGCCCATACCAACAGCCGTATGAGGCGTACTATACATTCGTATTACTTCTAAACCTTTTTCAGTTAAAAAAGGGTATTCTTTCCAATCTTTTTTCTTATGGGACGACAACGGAACCGTTGTAACTTACCTCAGAATAACCATCTGTTCTAAGTAAGACAACGTAATCTTTACCAGCATTAGAAACTGTTACAGCAACTACTCCTTTACCTTTGCCATCTTTGACTATATTTGCGTACTTTGTATAACCAGTAGGAGCATTTCCTCCTGCAAAATCGTCTTCTTGGAAGATCTCCATATTGTCTATACCACTGGATCTATCAAGGGTAACCACGATGTCTCCTGTACTACCAGGATTAACACGGAAACCTCTAAGGGCTTCTCCAGAATTACCTGCAGCTGTAGCACCTAAGTATGTGATCTCTGAGCCAGCATCTATGCTGAGTGTGTCGAGTGTTCCTTCGATAGTGCGAGTAGCCATAATATTTAAGAAAGCTGTTCTTTAGAGGTGATGTTGAGTTTGATATCGGCATCTATGCCGTGGTCTTTTAAAATGCCAAAAAACATTTGGCGATCTAGGGCTTTTTGATGAAGGACTTCGATGAAAGCCTCTTCTAGCTCGTCACGATCTAAGCTTTGGATAGCAATAGCAGATGCATGAATTGCAAACTCAGCATCGATTGGTAATTCGATTGCATCCATATATGATTAAAAACTTATGATTATCTTAACAGCGGTAAATTAAAATTCAATCCAAAAGCGTTTTATGATATACCCTACCAATAGATGTTGTTTTATGTAAATGAGCATTTCTCTTCAAAAGAATTGAGCTAATTCCAAAAGAACCTCCGAAGAAAACAACAAAAGTAAGAATTACACTTGCCATATGTCTATTTTAATGTACCTACCATTTCACTTTATGTGACCAATAACGTGCTGACATCTTACTTGGACTCTTATCTTGTGCGTCATGCCTTGCGTAGTAAGACTTTTTACGTGCTTTGTCCTTTGCAGTTTTTGGATTCTTACCTGCTCCTTTAACGCCCTGTTGTCCAAATCTTATTATTTTTTCTTTACCATTATCACAGGCTTTAACAACATGAGACTTAGTTTTATGACTAGGTGTTTTCTTAGGCTTGTTGCACTTTAAATGCTCTGTAGCCAATCGTTTTGCTTTAGCTCTGTCAGCCATAGCTATGCACCCTTTATACCAAATGGAGTGCTTAATATGTTTGTCAAAGGATCTCTAGATGGGTGTAAGTAATGTAATTTATCTGCTGGTAAACCAGGCCACCTATCAGGACCAGCTGCTGCTGGATATTTAGAAAAAGCTTTATCATGACTAGCCATTAGAGTCCCATCTAATGTTGACGTACCAAAGACAGAATCTTGTCCTACACCGAGAAACTTTGCAATTCGACTACCAAGAGATTCAGATTGTGCTTGTTGAGCTCCTGGTTGCTCCGAAGAATATCCTTCTACATGTCGATTTACATTTGTATCAACTGCAGGACTAGTTGCTGTACCTACCCCATATGAACCTGCTGGTGGATTACGTGCAGCATCACGAGCCGCTTTTTGAGCCTTTCTTGCAGCATTAACAGCCGCACCCGCTGACCCCATCTTATTACCACCTCCTATTTTTCTCCACTGTTGATGTGGATCATCACTATTTCCAAATGCTCTACGGTAATCTTCTGGTGTTGAAGCTCTATTAGACCTCATTGCCTGCTCTAAAGTAGCTCCTTCAGCTAACTGTCGAGCATACATTTCTTCGTATAGTTCTCTATCTGTAGCCATAGTTATACCTTAATAACTCCTGTTCTTACTTTATTAAGAATATCGTCACTCTCTTTACCTACCAAAGCACGTTCTCCTGGGCCTGCTACACGCTCTCTTATCATGTCACCCATGTATAACTCAGGATTACTAGCTAAGTAATCAGAAAGAAAATCTTTTTCAGTTTTAGGCTCATCAGACGTATAAGTCATTTTTCACAGAAAGTTCAGCACTAGGTATGGATGTAATTCGAAAAGAAGTAGGTTTAACCTCCATCCAAGTCTTTAGTTTAACAAGCCTTTTCTCGCAAAAATCAGGGTGCTGATCTGTATACCAATCATCAATTCGATACGAACCTTTTAACTTATTACAAGATGAACAACAACAACATAAATTTGATTTAACATTATGACCTCCTTTTGATTTTGGTATTATGTGATCAATTGTTGCAGTCTCAGGTGATAACTTTTCAGAACAATATGCACACTCCCAATTCCATTCTTCAAATATTTGATCTCTAAATTTTCTCCGAGCATTCTGTGGCGATAAAACAATTAGATTAGCTAAAAGATCTTGTTCGCAATAAAACACAGTTATCTACCGCATTAAAAAAACTTTATGCTGCATATACTTGTGTTTTTTATAAATCAACCATTTCTATAGATTCTTTTTCACTGTAATCACTATCTGAATCCTCTAATAACCTCAATAAATAATAGTGGATCTTTCCTGTAACCCACTTCATATCATCTTCATTTATGTCAGAAATTATCGCTTGAATAGATAATTCTTTAGAAGAAAATCGTATGTGTTCTGCTAGTAGTTGTAATGCTCGACGTCTATTTTTTGTCAACTCAGTAAACATTGCTCTAAGAAATCATAATAATTGTTTAAGCAACATCGGTTTCCTCAGTTACAACAGGAGCTTCTTGTTGTTTTTGAATCTCTGCAAATTCAAGAGCACCGAGTACCTTTAGATATTGTTCTTTAAGTCTAGACAACTGTGACTCAGTTTGTCTAATATTATCTTCTAGTTGTTGTTTCTGATCAACTAATTGTTCCGCTAAGGACTTTGCTACAGCTTGTTCGTCTGCCATTTGAAAAAATATGATTACTTAAAGTATAACTAACTAATCCCGATTTAACATTTTTTTTAGCAACCTTCTATAGCTTTAGCTATATCTCCTCCAAGATTGGCTCCTGTTTTTTGACCAAACATTGTTGCCCATCCTCCAGCAACCCAACCAATGATAGGTATATTTGAAAGTGCAGGTGCAGCTTGAGCACCGACAGAAGCACCTATAACGCCTCCTGTAGACCCTCCAGCACCTTCTGCCTTAATACAGGCAATTTCCTTAGCAGTAAGTTTAGAAGCATCGTCTCCTCCATCTAGGTGAACTTTGCCATTCATTGTGTATTCTTCATACAACTGTACTGTTGTAGGTTCTTTATTAAATAGTCCACCAGGCTTTACTACATCTTCTGTTTTTATCATTACCTTCGGATCATTAGCATTATATCTAATTTTGTAACCATTCTTGGTAGCTTCCATCTCATATGACGTATAACTACCAACTGGAAAATCAACAACAGGCAGATTTCCTTTACCTATTAATGCACCCATTAAGCCTATATTTGAGACTCCTAAAATGGCGCCTAATCCAAGAGCCGTCCAATTCATGTTGCTCTGCCTATACATTCAATAACTAAGAGTTGAGAGAGGTCTTGTTATCCACTGTAGTAATTTTAATAGGCGCTTGCTCAATCCGCAAGGTCTGGGTTGGACCCACTTGAGACATCTTTTCAATTAAGCGTTCAAAATCTGCTCTACTAATATCACCTAAACCACCTTTTTTCTTGTCATCCATCTTCATTGTTCCATCACCTTTTTTACTTGCTGTCTGAAGTCCAAAACTTGCGAGAGCCCCTGTAAATACTGACGCTACGAAGGTTATATCTTTAGGAGATTGTTGTCCCATTCCTGGTATTTCGATGTAATTTAATGAAATAATAAATCCGGACCAAACTACAACTCCAAGACGCACGAATGTGGACAAGATTGCTAACTGCTCTTCTTTGTCGTCGATACCCTCCTTCAACTTAGTGAACACATTTTTCTTTTTTTCGTCTTTTTCGGGAGGTGTCGTAGAAGACTTTTTCACATCTTCAGTCATCGTATAGTAAGTAGTAATAACTAAGTTTACCCCCATGTAAGCTTAAGATGATGTCTTTCAATCCAATGAAAAAATTATTGCCATTATTGCTGTTATTTAGTGCTCCAATGGCTCGTGCAGACTTGACGCATAGGCTCAGTACGTCAACACAGCTTTCAGTCAATGGTGCAGCAACCGTTTCAGAAAGAATCGGCAGCACATATACAGTTTCAGGAACCAATATAAAAGTAGGTACAGGAAACAGTGATGTATTTGGAGGTTTAACAGCTGGATCAGCTACAGCTGCAGCAACAATGAAAGCTGGTACCTACGACGTAAATACTACCGGATCGGCATTTTCGTTCTCGGAAAGTTGGCTCCAAGGAGACGGAATCGCTGCGATAGGAAGCGGTGTGGACGTTACCAGTGGTGTTGTTGCTGACATGCCTGCCTTTGGTGAGACAACCACTCAATCCGGAGGTGTTGCAGGCACTCTTGCAGGTACAATCCTAAGTTCAGGCATAATGACACTCACTGCTGGGGGCGCCGGTACCACTGCAACTGGTCAGTTTGTCTCTGAAATAGTAGTTGATTAATTATGAAACAGCTTATATGGCTGTTTTTATTAGTGCCAACAGCTGCAAACGCAGTGCCTGTTGTACCTAATTTCCAATCCGGAAGTATGACCTCTCATACTGAGACATCAACAAAGGTTACTGAGGTTATAAATTCTATAGATTATCAAACTGGATGGGAATATACAGTCACAGGAACGAATATTAAAGCAGATGGTGCTACGCTATTACCGCCTTCTACCTCAACCACTAATACAAAGGATGGGGTAACATCAACGTGGAGTGGGTTAGATGCAAATAATGTGCCTAACTTCTCTATAAAGAATGCGGATCAATCATGGCAATTCACGACTACACTATCTCAACCAGGGATGGTCAATCAAACCATAATAAATCGCACAACAGAAATGACAAGCGTCACCGATACAGTATCAACTTTCAGCCAATAAGGTGTGTATTAATACTATTAATAGGAGCTAATAACCTTTTATATACCTCAAAAGCCGAGACAGTTGGAGGTGTTTCAGCCACTGCTAATCCAGTAGCTAATTCATCTGGCTCAGTAACCAATCAAGCAATTCAGGTTCTTCAAGGTCCATATATAACTAATACCTATGGTGGAGGCGTATCATGTCAAGGGCCTACACTTAATTTCACCCCCTTCTTGACTGGCCTGCATTCTTTTAAGACACCATACGAAGAATATTATGATGATCCGGTATACGACACTTCTACTGATGCTGATGGCAACTTAGCTAATCCTGGGCAAGTCCTTTACTATATGCCTACAAGAACAGGTCAAAAACAAAATAGCAACGTAAGTTTAGGTTTATCTGCTACTTTATCTGTACCACTTGATAGACGTTTACAAAGAGGTTGCATTAAGGCAGCTACAACACAAACAAATTTGAATCAACAGATCTTAGCTAATAAGCGTTTAGATTTTGAAATGGCAAGGCTAAAACACTGTGGTGAACAAACAAAATTAGGTGTCACTTTCCATCCAAAATCACCTTACGCTTCTATTTGTGCAGATATTGTTGTTCAAAATGTAAACGTTATTCAGCAACATAAACATACTATTTCTTCAGAGCAGTCCGTAGAGTCCGTATCGCCCGATTCCGATCTCTCTGAGCAAGAATCCTCTCCATCCGAGATTCAGCCTTCGGAGGCTTCCCTCTCAACTTCTGAAGCTTCTTCATTAAAGTCTTTATCGTCGGCTTTATCACCTTCAGAAGA